GAGCTTTCTCCGTTACCGAACTCTGTCAAGAAGCCAATGCTGGACAAGATCCAGCAGCAGAAGGCCAAACCTCCGCCCGATCCGAAGTTGCAGGCCATGCAGGCTAAGGCGCAACTTGACCAGCAAGCTGCTCAGCAGGAGGACCAGCGCGAGACGGCCAAGGCGCAGCAGGATATGGCCTTGCAGGCTCGTCAGCAGCAATTGGACGAGGTGGCGGCGCAACGCGAAGATCAGCGAGCCCAGCAACAGGCCATATTCGATGCTCAGATCGAGCGGATGAAGGCTGAGAACCAGATTCAGATTGAGCGGATGAAGGCGGCATCCCAGCTTGAGATCGAACGGATCAAAGCGGCTGCCGGCATGAAGCAGTCGGCCGAGCAGCATGAGCACAAGCTGGAGATGGACAAAGAGCGCGCCGCGGCGCAGCCGTCCAAATCAGCAGCATAGGGATCGTACGAGCCGACGAAACAGGCTCAAGGACTACCCGCACGCCAAAGCGAAATTTGGCACCACGTGATCGCACGAAACGCGAAAGGACGAACAAGTGACCATTGATAATGAGGAACTGAGCGATAACGAATTGTTCGAAGGCGCTGTCTCCGATGAGCCGATTGAGGAATTGGTAATTGAGGAGCAGCCGGCGCAGGCTCGTGACGAAGCGGGCAGGTTTGCTGGACGTGAAGAGCCACAAGAGGAAATCGTCGCTGAGCAGGTTGAAAAGCCTGCTGTGGATGACGACGCCCCCCAGGTTCCTTCGTGGCGCGTTCGGGAGATTCGGGAAGAGCGAGATGCGTTGCGGCGCCAGCTCGAGGAGGCGCGTAATAACCGCCCCGCAGAGCAGCCGCGTCCGCAGGTTGCGCAGCCGGCAAAGGTGGAGAAGCCTGACCCGTTGCTGGATCCTGATGGCTATGAGCAGTACCTTGAACGTCGTTTCGAGGAGCGCCTGCTTAACGACCGCCGGGAAACCAGCCTGCAGAATGCATCACGAACTTACAAGGATGAGTTCCAGGAAGCCTACACGGCAGCCCAGAAGGCGATTGACCCCGCTCTTCGAGCACGCATGCAGGAATCTTCGGACCCTGGCGAAACGCTCATCCAGTGGCATCGCGAGAACAAGACCCGGGCAGAGGTCGGCAACGACCTTAACGCCTATAAGCAGCGCCTGCGTGATGAAGCCCTGAAAGATCCGGACTTTCTCGCGAAGGCAATTGAAGCTGCTCGGGCTACGCCTCAAACTCAAAACAATGGTCGTCCGAAAGTCGAACTTCCTCCATCCCTGAACGGTCTGAGCCGTTCTAACGCAGCGCTGCGAGCGGCACCCGACGATGTGTCCGATGAGCAGCTATTTTCGCAACTGACCGGCTAAATCACTCTATCAGCTTCGTAAGAACACCCGCCCTCGTGGCGGGTTTTTTATTGGGCGGGTGAAGGCCACCACACAAAGGAGCAAGGCCAGATGGCCCTCACTTACAATCATCCGAATAACGAGATCATCAAGTTCCGCAAGGATGTCGCTTATGACTTCCTGCGTGCCAACCGCCTCGATCCCTACATGGGCTCGACTTCGCAGTCCCCTATCGTTCGCATGAGTGATCTTGCGGCCGATGGTAAGGAAATCCGCGTTCCGCTGGTGACCCAGCTTGTTGGCAATGGTGTTGGCACCGGCACCCTGCGCGGCAATGAAGAGCAGATCGACAGCTACGGCATGCCGCTGTGGGCCGATTGGGCTCGTAACGCGGTTGCGAACAACCGTGCCGTGAACAAGGAGTCGAGCTTCAGCATGCGCTCTACGGCGCGCGTTCTGCTGCGCAACTGGTCCAAGCGCATCGTGCGTGATGATCTGATCGACGCTCTTTTGTCGATCCCGACCTCTTCCATCCAGGTCAACCGGTTCATGTCACCGGGAAACCGCGTCAACGGCATCAAGTGGTCGCTGGCCACTGCCGCGAACAAGAATGCTTGGGTGACCGCGAATTATGATCGCGTCGTGTTCGGCTCGGTTCTCAGCAATTACTCCACGACCTTTGCCACTGCTGTGGCGAATGTGGACTCCACTGCCGACAAAATGACGGCTGCGGTCGGCTCTCTGATGAAGGCGCAGGCTCAGCAGTCTGGCGTAGATCCGAACAACCCTGGAATCTACAACGGCCGGCCGAAGATCACTCCGTGGCAGCAGAAGGACACTGACCAGGAATGGTATCTGTGTCTCCTTGGTTCCCGTGCCATGCGCGATCTCAAGGCAGATCCGGTCATGTATCAGGCCAACCGCGACGCGCGCGAGCGTGAGAACAGCCCGACGACCAAGAACCCGATCTTCACGGGCGGCGGCCTGGTCTATGAGGGCGTGATCTATCTGGAAATTCCGGAAATCACCCAGCGCCTGCTTCTGAAGGCTGTCGGCACTGCCGGCATCGATGTCGAGCCGGTGTTCCTGCTTGGTCAGGGCGCCATGGCTTATGTCATGGGCCAGATGCCGCGCCCGACGACTCTTGAAGATGGTGACTACGACTTCATCACCGGCATGGGCATCGAGGCGCAGTACGGAGTTGGCAAGATTGCCAAGGCTCCGCTCGCTATCACTGGCGCCACGACTGGCGATCTTGTCGATTGGGGCATGGTCACGGGTTTCGTGTCCGGCGTCGCCAACGCTTAACCCGAAGGAACATCCACAATGGCTACTCGAGTCGATTTCTCCCAGCCCCAGCAGGGCGACACGGGCTTTGCCCGCACCAATAAGACCTACGGCCGCCGCGTCAATATCGTGGCGGCCGATCTCGTGACCACGAACTCGGTTGCAGCTTTCAAGCTGCCGCCGGGCTTCGTGGCTATGAGCATCTATGCCGGCGCGACCGACATGGATACCAACGGCACCCCCACCCTGACCATCAGTGTAGGCGACGCCGCATCGGCCAACCGCTTCCTGAGCGCTTCCACCATCGGTCAGGCCGGCACCACCACCAGCACCATCGCAACTACGGGCTTCCTGTTCCAGACCACGGCGGAAACGACCGTGCTGGTCAGCTTCCCCGCGGCGGCGGCTACTGCGGCGGCTGGCACGTTGGATTTGTACATCACCGGCTTCATTCTTTGAGGAAATGAACATGCGCAAAGCGAAAGTCACTTACTACGCGCCGGAAGGCGACAATCCTGTTGTCGAGATGGGAGGCCAGCGTTTTTTCGATGGACAGTCCGTCGATCTCAACACGGATGAACATGGCGACCTCATCAAGAAGCTCGAAGGCAACCAGCATTTCGAGGTCGAGCTTGGTGAGGAACAGAAGAGCGAACCAAAGCGCGGCCCGGGTCGCCCCAAGAAGAGCGACAAGGACGTGAAGGACGAGCAGAAAGAGTATGCAGATAAAGAGGGTGGCGAAAAAATCACCCTCGTCCCCGATGGCTCGTACCAGGGCGGCCCGCTTCCCGGCGGGAAGACCACGGGCATTCCTGGTTCTACTCCGCTACCTGAAGGCGATTCGTGACCAACACGAAGATAGACCTCGCCAGAAAGATCTACTCCTTCCTCAGGTCCGAGGAAGGAGGTTCTGCCTCTGACGAAGATATCACGTTGATTACGACCGCGATCGATCAGTTTTGCGACACGTTGAGCGCTCTGGACATCATTACCATTCAGGACACCGACGACATCGATAATGGCGTGTTTATCCCGCTCGCGGAATATGGCGCCGAACAGGTATGCAACGAGTTTGGCCGCGCCAAGTCGGTTCAGGCTGAAGCGATCGCGATAGCGAAACTACGCTTTATCGTGCGGCAGAGGCCGACGTATGAAGCTCAGCATGTGGATTATTTCTGATGCCGGAAATGTGGGATGCGTTGCAGCAAACGTGGCCCGCTCGAGCGGCAAAGAACGTTGGTCGCTGATGGTCTCCATTCCGTTCCCCTTGTCGTCATCGCCGGGACGGACGCCACAGGAGGGGACAGGTAGGCTGGTCAATTGCTACGCTGAGCCACTGGGTAAGCCCGTCATGGCGCAGAAGGGTTATGCGCCTCCTAGCGTAACTTGGCGTCGGTGCCCCGGCCTTACGGCGTTCGCCACCTCCGGGACTGACGCGGGCTGCCGCGGATTTCTTGAAGTGAACGGCGTTCTGTTCTTTGCAGTGAGAGACAAACTCTATCGAACGACATCTGCTGGCGGCGCGGCAACCCTGGTGGGGACGCTGGCTGGCACCAAGAAGGTTTTCTTCGCGCGCAACAACGCGGCCACGCCGGATATGATGGTGGTCAGCGAGAATGGTGCATTCACGTTCACCAGTTCGACGATTACCGCCTATGGACCAGCCGGGTTCAAGTCGCCTAATAGCGTCACGTTCCTTGATGGCTACCTGATCACCAGTGTTGGAGACGGGACGCTTCAAGCGTCGGATCTGAACGCCACCACCTTCAATACGTTAAACGTTACAAAGGCAGAAGCAAAGCCGGACGGGTTGAGCCGAGCTATCACATTCGGTTCGCAAGTATTTGCTTTCGGCAGCCTGTCCACTGAGGTTTACAACGATACGGCCAACCCGACTGGCTTCCCACTAACACGTTCATTCGTAATGCCGCGTGGCTTGCTGGGACCGGCTGCGGTTGCCGGGCAGGAGGACGGTTTCGGGTCTGCTCTGATCTGGGTGGCTGACGATAACACGGTCGTCCAGTTCACGGGCTCCGGCACGACGAAGATATCCCCGCCGGATCTGGACCGCCTCATTCTGACGACGACTGACAAGACGACGCTAGAAGCTTCGGTCTATGTGTCGGACGGCCATGCCAAGTGGGTGCTTTCGTCTCCCTTGTGGACATGGGAATTCGATCTGAATACCCAGAAGTGGAACGAGCGCAACAGCTATAATTCGCTGCGCTGGCAGGCGTCGCAATCGGTCTATGCGTTCGGCCGGTGGCTGGTAGGGCAGGCGGCGGGCGCCAAGATATTCTCTATTGATCCGTTGAAATTCTCGGAAGACGGTCAGCCGTTGCGCTACCGGTTGGAGAGCGGCCCGGTTGTTAACTTTCCGTCTCGATCGCGCCCCTCCGAATCGTACTTTAACCTTTCAACCGGTGTTGG